ATTTATATAAGCAAGGTATAATTGATCCAACTAAAGTTACAAGAGTAGCTTTAGAGAGTGCAGTGAGCGCTGCAGGAATGGTAATATTAACAGAATGCGCAATTTATTAATAAATAATTAGGCAGTAAAGGTATTTTTTTGTATCTTTGCTGTCTAATAATAAATATAAAACATTATGAGTAGTAAATTAAGAAAATTAGGACTTGAAATTTTAGAGAAATTGTCAAATATTCCAGAACAGACATTACAAGTTAGAGCTGCAATAGCAAAAACAATACTAATGAACAATGCTTTAAGACAAGTTCCAGAAGATGCTATCGTTGAAGAACCAGTTGTTGAGCCTAAAAAGAAAACTAGAAGTAAAAAAAAGAAATAAATAGAAATATTTAGGGCGTAACACACATACTATTAGAGGCTCACTTGACAAGGTGGGCTTTTTTTTGTATATTTGCAGATAGAGGAAGAATTAAAATAGAGAACAAATGAACTTATTTCAGTTAAACAGTACTACATATCAAGTGGAGTTTAGTCCACAAGCCTTGTTAATAAAGGAATTTGCTGAGTTATGGAAATGTGACAAAAGCAAAACTAAAGACATGGCTACTAAAGAGTTGGGATATATATTTTATATGACTGACAGTAGAAGTACTTACATGTACATACTTGACGAAAAAGAAAGATCTGAGCAAATACTTAATGATCTTAACATGGTTGGTTGGATTGAAGCTCCATATATACAGGAATGTATAAATAGATATAAAGAGTTATCACAAACAACAAGCACAATATTATTAGAAAGCACTAGAGGAGTTGTAGAGAAGATATCTAACTTCTTAGCAGTAATAGATCCTAACGAAAGAGATGCAAGAACCAACAAGCCAGTGTTTGCTATTAATGCAATTACAAAGGCTGTAGCAGAAGTTCCTAAGTTAGTTAAAGCACTTAACGACATAGAACAAGAAATAATTAAAGAAAAAGCTCTTAAGGCTCAGTCTGGCAACAAGAGTATAGGGATGTTTGATGATAACGGAATGTAATGGAGGGAACTAACTATAGAAAATTTAATAAATACCAGACAGAGCTAACTGATGAGTTGCTAGATTCTTTACCTGCAGAGGAAAAGAATGACTTATTGGAATACATAGACTCTATAAGGTTTGTGCAAAATCTTGCATCACCTGATAGGAAGTATGCTAAAGATCTAAAGAGATGGGACAATCCATTTGGCCCTGACGTAGAAGAAGACGACATGCCTGCAAGGAAAGAAGATCCTAATGGCAGAATATGCGTAGACCTTGCTAATCCACATCTACTAGATGATATGGATTATTTTAGAGCTCCAGCAATGCATTTTGAAAAGCACGGTAAATACACTAAGCTTTTTCCTAATGCCAATCCAAACTCAGATTACTTTAAGTTCTGGGCAGAAGAAGCTAGAAGATGTAGGGAAGGACACGTAAGGGATTCTGACGGAGAATGGATACCTGGTAATTATTATTTTCAATTAAACTACGCGCCATTGCTTAGAACAGAAATAATAAAAGGTACTAAAAGAGCTGACAGGGTAGAAGCATTTGCTTACGTATATGATGCAGATTACTGGTTCTTTCATTACTGTGAGATAGCTAGAGCTAAAGGTATGCATGGAGCTAACCTTAAAAGAAGGGGTTGTGGTTATTCTGTAAAAGCAAGCACTATGCTTGCTAAGAATTTTATTCTTGGAGACACTACAAAAGCAAGACAAAAAGTAAAATCATTTGCAATAGCTAATGAAAAAGAATATTTAACAAAGGATGGTATATTAAATAAGTTTATTTCAGTAATAGACTTTTGTGCCACCCATACACCTTTCCCTAGAGTAAGAACTCTAAAAGATTCTCTTAATGATATGCATTGGAGAATGGGACGGAAAGATAATCAGAAAGGAACTGAAGTAGGAATACTTAATGAAGTTCTTGGAGTTACATTAAAGAATGATCCGCAAAAAGCCCGTGGTAAAAGGGGTGCTTTAGTATTGTGGGAGGAAGCAGGAAAGTTTGATGACTTCTTAACAGCCTGGGGAATTGCTAGGCCATCAGTAGAAGAGTCTGGATTTGCATTTGGATTTATGATGGCAGGTGGTACAGGTGGTGTTAAGGGTGCAGCATTCGAAGGACTAGAAGAAATTTTTTATAACTCTGTTGGTCACAACATATACTCTATCCCTAATGTGTTTGACAAAAACACTAATGGTAAAGGTCAATGTGCCTTTTTCTTTGGAACATACCTTAATTATAAAGGTAAGTTTGACAAAAATGGAAATAGTGACGTAATAGGAGCTATGATTCAGATTAACAAGGAAAGATCTAAAGTTAAATACGGATCAAGCGATGTTAACGCTATAGTACAAAAGAAAGCAGAGGAACCTATAACTCCTCAAGAAGCTATCATGCGTACAGAAGGTACAGCATTCCCAGTAGCAGACTTAAGAGATTATTTAGAAGAAATAATGCCTCAGATAACTGAGTTTACTGATAGTCACTATGTAGGACATTTAACGTACGGAGATAAAGGATTGCTAAAATGGAATACTGATTTAGCTATGACTCCAATCAGGACATTCCCTTATACTGTAAAAGGTGGAAATAATTCTGATGGAGCTATTGAGTTATTTGAAATGCCTCAGAAAGATAGAGATGGCAACGTGTTTGCCGGAAGATATATAGCTGGGATTGACCCTATTGATAATGATTATACTGTAGGAGGATCTCTTGCCAGTATATTTGTATTTGACTTGTGGACAGATAAGATAGTAGCTGAGTATACAGGCAGGCCTGTAATGGCTGATGACTTTTACGAGACATGCCTTAGGTTAACATCATATTACAATGCAGAAGCTAACTACGAGAATAACCTTAAAGGTTTATTTTCTTACTTTTCTAATAACAATGCATTATACTTATTAGCTGATAGTCCAGAAATACTAAGAGATATGGAGATAGTTAAGACTGCTCTATATGGTAACAGATCTAAAGGTACTAGAACTACTAAAGAAGTTATCAAGCTTGGTAAGACTTTGCAACGTCAATGGATGATGTCACAGTATGAGCTAGAGGTTTATGATGAAGAAACTGGAGAAGAGAATTATACCTCAACTCAGAACCTTAGAAGAATAAGAAGTATTGGATACATAAAAGAATGTATAGCATGGAATCCTGATATTAACACGGATAGGGTGTCTGCAATGGACATGGTAATGATTCTAAGAGAAGATAGAGCTAAATATATAGATAAGTATGATGAAGAGCAAAATAAGCCAGCAAATGATCTAATGGGAGATGATTTTATAGATAAAAACTGGTTAAAAGCAATTGGAGGAGCTTCAAATAATAATGCTTGGAATATATAATAGCTATAATAAAAAAACAAATAAATAATAATAAATAATTAATTTTGTAAAAAATAATAATATGTCATCAAACAAAACATTTCCTAGGCAGAAACTTTCTTTCAAGAAGAAAGGTAAGGCTTGGAGAAAAGATCATTTAGATTGGGCTGACAAGAATAGTTTCTTAGGCAGCGAATCTGTTAGAAAAAAATTAAAAGATAAGGTTATTAACCAGAATCTTTATGATGGTAAACTAGATATGAGAGATCTTAAGATGATCCTTAATCCAGGTGAGCTAGAACAACATTTAATTCCTAATGCTATACAGCATTATCCCATAATTACTCCTAGGGTAAACGTATTGGTAGGAGAAGAAAAGAGACGTAAGTTTGACTGGTCTCTTTCTATTACCAATCCAGAAACATTATCTAAAATAAAGCAAGACAAAAAAGCTATGCTTGACGCTAAGATAATGGAACTTATAGATGATGAAGGAATATCTGAAGAAGATGCTGAAAAAGAATTAGCTAAGTTTGCTAGTTATGTTAACATGGATTACCAGGACATAAGAGAAAAAAGAGCTAACTTATTGCTAAGACATTATATAGGCTCTCTTGATATGGTAGTTAAGTTTCAAGCAGGATTTAAAGATGCTTTATTGGGAGCTGAAGAAATATACATGTTTGACATAGTTAACTCAGAAGTTACATTTGAAAAACTTAATCCACATAAAGTATTTACTTTAAGGTCAGGTAGTTCTAATAGAATAGAAGATGCTGATGTAATTGTTATAGATGATTACTGGAGTCCAGGAAAAATACTTGATCATTACTACGAAGATCTTACTGGTAAAGAAGTTGACGAGCTAGAAGGCACATCTAACACATCAAGCAATGTTGATTCTGACGGATCAAGCATGCAGGTAGATGACATACAGGGAATGAAGATTCTTGGAGAAGGTCAAATAAATGCATTTCTAGAATCTAGTGGAGTATATTGGAATGGAGCAAAAGGAAAAGGACAGTATACTGATGCTGATGGAAACATTAGAGTGTTAAGAATGTTTTGGAGATCTAAAAAATGTATATACAAAGTTTCTTACTTTGATGACTTAGGAAAAAAACAAGTTAAGTACAGGTCAGAAGAATACATATTAGATGAAGAAAAAGGAGAAACTTACGAAAAGTTCTGGGTTACTCAATGGTGGAAAGGAGCTAAGATAGGTCAAGACATCTACGTACAGATCAAACCTAGAGAAATACAATACAATAAATTTAACCAGCCAAGCTTTAACTCTTGCGGTATAGTTGGTCAGGTTTATAATACAAATGATGGTAAAGCTGTATCATTAGTAGATAGAGCAAAACCTTTCCAGTACCTTTACGATATATCATGGTATAGAGTAAATGAGGCGTTAAGTAAATATTTAGGTTCTATTGTAGAGCTAGATATAGCTAAGATACCTAAAGACTGGTCAATTACAAAATGGTTATATTTTGCACGTAAGTCTGGTATATCTGTTGTAGACAGCTTTAAAGAAGGTCAGAAAGGAATGGCTAAAGGTAAGCTAGCTGGATCAGTAGGAAATACAACTGGTAAAATACTTGAGCAAAGAGTTGGTGATTTTATCCAAACCCACATACAAATGATGGACTTTGCAAAAGCTCAGATGGATGAGGTTACTGGTGTATCAAGACAAAGACTTGGTCAAACTGAAAACAGAGAAACTGTAGGAGGTATAGAAAGAGCTGTTAGTCAATCTAATCATATTACAGAAGAGTTGTTTACATTACATGATTACTGTAAGAAAAGATGTTTCCAGATACTTATAGAGACTGCTAAGATAGCTCTAAAAGGAAACACAATGAAGTTTAACTACATAGCAGATGATATGACTCGCCAGTTAATGGAAATTGATGGTGATGAGTTTGCAGAAGAAGAGTATGGAATCCAAGTAACAAATGAAGACGCTATTAACCAGATGCAACAAAAGCTTGATGGTATGGTTCAAATGGGATTACAAAATCAAATGCTTTCTTTCTCTACAGCTATGAAGATATACAACTCTCCAAGTTTAAGAGAAGTTCAAAGAATGATAGAAAAAGATGAGTCCGCTATGAAAGAGAATCAAGCTAAACAAGCTGAGGATCAGAACAAGCAAGCTCAAGCTCAAATGGAACAACAAGCTCTTCAGGCTCAACAAGCTGCTAATTTAGATTTGCAGAAGTTTAACAGAGATGATGAGACTAAGCGTTACATTGCAGAGCTTAATGCTGAGACTCAAAGAATTAATCTAGATCAAAAAGCTTTAGGTCTTGAGTCTGTAGATGATGACTCTGAAGGTTTAGCTAAATTTGAAGCTGAATTAGGAATCAAGAATAAAGCTTTAGATCAAGACATGATAAAGCATAATGACTCAATGGCGAGAAAAGATAAAGAAATAGCCATTAAGAGTAAGCAGGCAAATAAATCTGCAGTTAAAAAGTAAAATTATAAAGGGCAATTGCTTAGTGTACTTGCCCTTTTTTTATAAATAAAAAAAATATAATAAAAAATGAAACAAACACAGAATCAATATTTTGGACTAAAAAGTGATTTACCTAAGCAAATGGTCCCAGGATCTTCATTTTTAGCTGTTGATGAAAACATACTTTACGTATCAGGATTATCTGGAATCCCAACACCTGTATCAATAGACCCTGACTTAGATGGTATCCCTGGACCACAAGGTGATCAAGGGGAAATAGGTCCAATAGGGCTTCAAGGCCCTACAGGAGGGAAAGGTGACACAGGTGATACTGGAGCACAAG